AGGGCGTAGGTGCTTTCGGTAACAAGCCCGTTGTGGACGGGGATCGCGTCCTCCCACGTCGTCCGAGTGCCGGACTGGCGGCGGATGCGATACCCGACGACGAAGGCGGTATCCACCGGGAGCCAAGTGAGGCGCAGCCCGTCGATGCTGAAGCGCACCACGTTGTCCGGCACGGTCAGCGCCGCCTCGGCGTCGGGCAGATCGGAATCGGGGGCCTCGTCGGCGTTGGTGGCGTCGTTCGCCGCCCACTCCCACACGGAGGCGGCGGTCTCGCGCAGCTCCACGTCCACGCCCAGCACCGGGCCGGAATCGCTGGAGCCGTCGGCGACGGAAAAGCCCGAGCCGTCCACGGAGAACTTCCACGCCGTCACCTCGAAAAGTTTCTTCGTCCACCCGTAGCGTTCCACCGTGAGCGTCACCAGGTCGCCCGCCTTTACCTGCATGCCCTTCAGGTTCAGGGGCAGGCGCACGGTGGTATCGCGGCGGGAGCGTTCCAGCTCGATCTTCGCCAGCCGTTGCGCGGTCGTGGCCGAGGTGGTGAACGCCAGTTCCAAGTCGCGCCAGACGCGTTCCCCGTCCTGCCCGAGGTAGGTCGCGGAGCTGACCGGCGGGTAATCGGCCGGTTGCCACTTGTTAAGCGGGGAAATAAAGGTGCCCTTCACGCCGTTGAAGGAGTCGCGGCGGCTGTCGGCGGTCTGCACCGTGATTTCGCCCCGTGCGTCGCCGAGGGTCAGGTCGGCGGCGGGGACGGGCTGATGCGCTCCGGCGCGCAGATGCCAGAAGCCCCCCGTGTAAACGGCCCAGCCTGCCATGCTGGAAAGGATCATCTCGATGATGCTGACCGGCGTCTCGCTCGTCTCGATCACGCCGTCGCAGGTATAGCGCGGCTCGGTGCCTCCCGTGGCCAGCGGCACGGCCTCGTCGCAGATGTTCGCGGCGGCGATGACGGAGGCGATGTCGATCTCGTCCAGCGCGCAGCCGAGCCCATAGGTATCGTCCATCATGTAGTCGAGCCAGCACAGGGCGGGGTTGCGCGAGAACTCGGTCAACCCGGTTCGCGGGTCATAGACCTTTTTTCCGTCCACGAGGAACGAGGCGTTGGGCACGCCCGAAAACTTCTTATCGTCGAAGGTAAATCGAATGTAGGCGTAGGCGATGCCGCGCAGGCGGTGCTCATTCGTCCACTTCCCGCCGGACTCGGATACGAGGGTGGCGTCGGCGAGCTGGTCGTCGGAGCCGAGGTGCATCCGCGCGCGAACGAGGCCGTAACCGGCCTGAAGCAGCTTCTTTTCCCCGGCCCCCGGCCCCCGGATCGCGGCGGAGCCAAATTTGTCAGGCACGAAGTAGCGTCCAGAGCTGGCTACGCCGTTCCCGTCAAGCGGCACGAGGGTATCGTCAAGGTAGGTTTCTCGGATCGCGCTCACCTCGTGCCCGGCCAACGCGATGACCTGGTGGTGATACTTGTTTTTGTCCCCGGTGGAGCGGATGTCCACGATGGTCCCGCCGACTCGCTGCGTTCCGTAGATGATGCGGCGCACGGCGGCAGGGTTGCGCGAGCTGACGCCGAAGCCCCGGCTGCGCGCCTGCAAAGCCTCCATCGCCTTGCGCTGCTGCGCGGCCTGAACCTGCGAGTAAACCGTCGAGCCCACGGCGGCGGTCACGGCAATAACGGTTCCCCATGACACGGCGGTTCCGCTGACTGTGAACGCGGTTGAGGCGAGGAAAGGGACGACGGCGGGCATGGTGTCAGGTTCTCCACGCGCTCACGGCGCGGTTGAGGAGCGGGAAGGACTGGAGCGAGTAGATGCCGGGGGCGGCGGCGTGCGTGCCGACGACGACCCCGAGGGCCTGCCGCCGGGCGTCCATCTGGAGGAGCACCACGTCCCCGCGCTGCGCGGTGAGCGGCGGGATCACCCGGCAACCGAGCGTCGCCATGCGCTCCGCCACGGCGGGGCCGAAGCCACCGGCGGCGCGGATTGTGCGGGCGGCGGAGAGCGGCGAGGCCCACGCGTCAAACGGCGCGAGCGGATCAGGGTAGCCGAGGGCGCGCAGCCAACCAGCGGCAAACAGCACGCAATCGTGATACCCCCACGAAAACGGGCGTGCCTCTCCCTCGGCGAGGTAGGTGGACATGCGTTTTTCCCAGTCGTGCGGTTTCATGGTCAGTTCCCCCAGCGCCCCCAGAACACTTCCTTGTTTTGCAGCGCCGCCACGTTGGCCAGCCCCTTGTCGCCGGGGAAAAGCGCCTGCTGGTCTTCGTGCGTGTAACGGCGTTCGCGCGCGCGCTCCAAGTCGATCAGGCGCGACTCGCACGTCATCGTCACGGTCGAGACGCTGCCGTTGTCCGCGATCTTCATCGTGTCCATCCGCCCGGCAAAGACGCGAGTGGGGTCGGCCAGCATGTTGCCCGTCACCGGGTCGAACAGGGCGAGCCACAGATAAACGCGCCGCCCCCGGTAGTTCTCGGTCAGGGCCAGCGCCACCATCGCCGACGGGATGCCCGTGAGGGAGAGCTGGAGGCCGTTCGCGCTCGCCTTCTTCGTCTCCTCGATCTCCGAAACGCCGCCGTAGATGCCCGCGCCGATGTAGAGTTGTCCGTTCCAAACGAGGTCGCCCACGCCCGACCACACGCGGAGAAAGCCGCTGGCAAAGTCCATCGTGCAGATGAAGGCCGGAGCGACGTTCTGCGCCGCCACCGCCGCCAGCATGGAATCGGAGAGGTCGCGGCTCATAGGTTCTCCACCGCCTCGATTTGAAAGCCCCACTTCACCGCCAGCTCGCTATCCCAAACCACGTCCGGCGAGGACAGGCGGAAGGTGCGCACGCCGGGCGGCACGGTCAGGCCGGGGCACCACGGGTCAAGGTCGAGGGTGAAGGTGCCCACCATGCCGTTGAGGTCGTCCAGGAACGCGCCGAAGGTCTGCGCCTCGTCCTTGGTCATCCGCTGCATGATGATCGTCACGTCCCACCGGGTAGCGCCCCAATCAAACACCTGTCGCTGGAGGGTGAAGGGCGATTGCGCGACGGACTGCACCCGGCGGCGCGTGGCCTTCACGGAAGCGGGGTGGATGGAGGGAAAAGCGAGCGGGTAAGTCGGCATGATGTTTAAACGTGCTCAGGTCTTTTTCCGGCGGCGCTGGTCTTCCACGGCGGCGGTCACGCGGCGCTCGATCACCGGAATGACGGCGGCGAGTTCCTGCTTCGTCACCCCGGCCTCGAACGAGTAGTTGAACGTTAGGTTGTCGCCGCCGAAGCGCGCACCGGCCCCGCCGCCCACCAGACCGCCGTCGGCATAGCCGGGCAGGGAGCGGGAGACGCGCACCGCGTCGAGGGCGCGCACGCCGATGGCGCTCACGGCCTCCTGGGGCAGGACGTATTCGCCACGGTGGACGATGCCCGCCGGGGCGAACTTGCCGCCGGGGCCGGTGTAGCCGCCCGCCGCAAAGCCAAAGCTGGCCGACGTGCCGGAAAAGTTGCCTGCCGAGTTGATCGTGGTGCCGGAAAAGTTGCCCGCTCCCGCACCGGCCGCACCGGCTCCGGCACCAAAACCGCCCGCGACGCTCGCGCCGAGTCCGAGAAACGAAAAGATGCTCGTCGCGATGCGCATGGCGATGAGCTGTTGGATCGCCTGCATGATCGCGCTCCCGATGGACGCGAACACCTTCTTGAATCCGTCGCCCAAGCTCTTCGCCGACTGAAGGGCGGAGACGATGCCTTGCTGCATCCCTTGGAAACCGGCGTTGGCGATGGTGAACGCGGCGTCGAGGTCTTGGCCCATCTGGCGAACCTCGGTGTTGAACCGCTGAAGTCCGCGCTCGGGGCCGTTGGTCGCGCCCGCCACCCCACCGTTGGCCTGCCGTAGCTCGCGCTCGGCGGCGTCGATCCGGGCCGCGATGGTCTCGCGGGCGGTGGCGTTGGTCTCGATGGCGAGGCGTTCGCGGAGTTTCGCCACCGTCGCGGCGATGGCGTCGCGCTCCTCCCGCAGGTAGCGCAGGGTCACGGCGCGGCGCTCGTTGGTCGTCAGCCCCGGCGCGTTCTCGGCCTGCTGCCGGGCAAGGGAGATGTCGTCACGCTGGCGGGCCAGCGCGGATTCCTGCGCGGTCAGCTCCGTCCGCAACGCCTCCTCGGCGGCGCGCTTGGCGTCCTCCGCCTCCTTCTTCGTGACCGCCGCCCGGCGCTTCGCTATGTCGAGCAACGCCACGGCCAGCGTCACCTCGGCGACCTTTTGCGCCTTGGCGTCGCCCGCGATGACCGCCGCCTCGCTCTGCACCATGTAGAGATTTCGCGCGACGGACTCCTCCTCGCGCAGCATGGCCAGCTTGCCCTCGGCGGTGGCGAGGTCGTAGCGCGCATCAAAAAGTTTCTTCGCCACAGTGTCGGACTGTTTGGCGAGTTCCCCGGAAAGGTCGGTCGCGGCCTTCACCGTCGCCTCGGTCGCGGCACGTTGGGCCTCGGCGGCGGCGGCGTTGGCCGTCGCGGCGGTGTTCGCGGCGTCCGTCGCCTGCGCCTGCGCGATGATCGCGGCCCCGCTGCGCTCGGCGGACTGCGCCAGCCGCTCGTAGGCGTTGGCCATGCTCGCGAGGCGCGCGCGCTCGTCTCCGCTGGTGGATCGCTCCGCGTCGCGCCGATACTTTGCGCCCAGCATCGCGGCGGCTTGACCGGCCTTGCTCACGTCCTCCTGGGTGCGCGCGCCCATCAGCCGAGAGCGGACAGATTTCAGCATGCCGTCCTCGCCGTCCTCGGTCTGCTTCTGCGTGTTCAGCGCGGAAATCGCCTGCCCGCCGGACACGGCGATACCGAGCGCGGCGGCAGCGGCGACCGCGAACAGTCCACCGGCCACGGCCCACAACGGCGCGGTGGCGAGCGCGCCGGCGAACTTCGCGGCGATGATGCCGCCGAGGAGGAGCCCGCCACCCTGCACGGCCACGGTTGCCGCCGCGCCTATGCCGATGACACCGCCCAGCGCGCCGATGACCGTTGCCACCGTCGCCACCGAGCCGGGCAGCTCCTTCATGAAATCCTTGAACGTCTGCATCTCGCCGTTGGCCGTCGCCATGCCCGCCGAGAACTTGTCGAAGATCGGTTTGCTCAGTTCGCCCGCCATCACGCTGATGTTGTCGTTGAGCGTGGAGAGTTGGCCGTTGAACGTCTTCGACTGCGCGGCCATCGCGCCCGCGTATTGGCCAAAGTTCTTCGACATGACGGCGAGGGCGTCACCGGTCGAGAGCGCGCGCCCCTGAAGTGCGAACAACTGCTTGCGGGCCTCGTTGGAGATGAGGCCGAGCTGGGTCAGGTTCTGGATCGGCTCGCCGATGGTCGCACCTTGGCGCAGCGCCGCGTAGAGCCGCCCCATCCACATCGCCACCGCCTCGAACGGAGCGCCTACGGCGGCGGCGGCGTCGCCGACCATGCGTAGCCCCTCGCCGGAGGCCAACGCGTCGCCCGTGAACGCCTGGAGGAGCTTGGAAGCCTGCACCACCTGCGGAAGCTCGAAAGGCGTCTCCGCCGCGAACTTCACCAGCCCGCGCATCCGATCCTCCGCCGCCTTCGCCGAGCCGAGCAAGGTGCGGAACGCGACGCCCTGCTGTTCGAGCGTTGCGTTGAACCGCACGCCGGAGCTGATGAAGCTCTTTAGGCCGTTGACCAAGCTACCGATACCGAGACTCGCACCGAGCGCGCCCGCACCAAACGCCGCCCCCGACTTCACTAGGTCGCCGAGCGTGTTCTTCGTCTTGCCAAGCTCCGCCCGCGTCTCGCGCAGCGCGGCGAGGTCGGATGAGACCTTGAGCAGGATGTCGGCTTTGGTGGTGACGGCCATGTTGTGCGTTTAAACGGGCGCTGTGTTTTCCGGGATCTGTTCACCCCGCGAGGCCATGTCTCGCCGGGCGGTTTCGAGGAGCGACTGAAAGGCAGACCGGCGCGGCTTGGCCCCGGCGGCAGGCATGCCGGAAGCCTCGGCGGACAGGCGGGCGGTCTCGGCGTCCAGCCCCTTCGTATCGCCTGAGACGCAGGCGGCGGCGGCGTGAAACACCGCGTGCAACGTGCGAAGCTGCCGCTCGGATTCACGGCGGCGGATCGCTCGCAAGGTGGCTCTGAATTGGGGGATGTTCATGTCGAGCACGTCGCCCCAGCTCTGCCCTTCGGCGACAAGTTCCGCCGCTAGGTCGTGGAGCCCAAGGCCGCCAGCTTCGCCGCCATCGGACGCATTTTCTGGACCGCGCTCACCTGGCGTTGAATGAGACGGTCTAAGATAGGGTCGTTTAAGCGCCTCACCGCCTCGTCGAGGGCGAAAAGCGAATCCGGCGCGAGCTTGTCCGCCCACCCCGTAGGCTTGGCGCAGGCCAATTCCACGAAGGCGGAGATGTCGTCGATGCCGTTGAGGTAGCCTTGCAGCTCCCGCATGGTCATCAGGCGCACCGTGACGGTCTCGCTCGTGCCGTCGCGCAGGGCGGCGGCGTGTTGCTCGCCGCCCGCGAGGATGGTCAGGGGGGCGGCGGGCTCGGTGGAGGGGGTCGGTTGGTCGGACATGGTGGTCGTTCCCTTGGGTTACGCTCAGGCCGTGGCGTCGATGGAGAAGGTGATCTTCTCCCGCGCCTCGAACATCACCGTCGCCTTGGAAAATTCGTTGGCGGTGAAGTTGATCCCGCCTTCCAAGGTGGCGGTGCAGGCGAAGACGTTGGTCTTGATCGCCACCTTCGAGGCCGCGTCGTCCGGGTCCACGATCCAGAGCTGGACGGTGCCCTGCTTGATGCCCGCGAGACCGCCGAAGAGGTCGGCGAGGCGGTTGATCTCCTCCAGCTCGAACTTGAAGCTCTCGGTCTGGCGGATCGCGACGATGCGATCGGCGCGCAGGAGGTTGTCCGCGCCCGGCACGTCGCGGCGGACGGTCTCGATGGCCTGGTCGTAGTTGGCGACCTTGCCGATGAGGGCGGTGATCTTGCCCACGAAGCCGGTGCCGTCGGCGCTGAACAGGGCGGCGGAACCGCCCAGCGTCGCGGAGAGCTGGAAGGTGTCGCTCGTCGCGCCGATGACGTAGTAGGTCGAGCCCGAGGTGAGGCCGGTAAGGCCGGTGGTGACGGTCAGGACGACCGCCTGCCCGTTGGCGAGGCCGTGGGCGGTGGCGGTGAAGATGTCCGTGGTGTTAGCGCCCGAGACGGCGATGATGGGCGTCTCGGTGAAAAGCGCGTAGGACTTCTGGGGGACGACCGTTTTGGTCGGATCGAAAACGACGGTGGGCAGTGGCATGGTCGGGATGGGTTAGGAGTTCTACCCAAGCCCGCGCCTTCCACTCTCAGGCTCAGGCCGGGCGGATGATCAGCGGCACCTCGAACCCCACCACCGTTTCGAGTTCTCCGGCGGCGGAGTCGGCACGCGCGAAAATCTCGCCCGCGAGCGACACCTGGCCGTGGCCGCAGTCCTTGCCGAGCGTGCCCGCGATGATGGCGTGAACGGCGTCCTCCAGCGGCAACCCCGCGCCGCCGTTCTCCGTGTCGCGGCATCGCGTCGGGTTCTCGATCACCGACACCGGCACCTGGACGCGGGTGGACACGCCGCCACCCCGCACCGCGTCCGCCGTGCCGCTCGACACCATCCACACCGCGACGGCGAGGCCCTTGTCGGCCAGCGCGGTTTCAATGGCGGCGTCGATGTCGCCCTCGTGCTCCAGCAACACGGGCACGCCCGCCAGCGCGGGGATGGCCTCGATCAACGCCTGCAACTCTTTGCGAACTTGTTTAAACGTCTTCATGGTCAAGGGGTGCGGAGGCTCTTGCGCAGCGCCTCCATGTTTTTGCGGACGAGATAGACTGCCGTATCCTCCCGCACCTGCCGGATGGCGGTGGCGAAGATCCCGCGCGACTCGCCCACCGTGTCGATGCCGGGGGTGAAGACGCGCAGGCGGAAAAACGCGCCGTCCTGGAGCGGGCCGGTCTCCACCATCGAAAGCTCGCCCAGCCGCTTCGATTTGTTCACCGCGAGGAAGCGGCCCCGGTTCGCGGAGTTCTTCCGCCAACGCCGTTGCAGGAAGGTCACGCCCAGCAGGCCCGCGCCGCGCTGGCGAAACGCCAACTCCTGCGCGACGAGGAGGCCGCGCCGGGAGCGTTTCAGCTTCCGCGTCACGTCCTTGCCCTTCTTGTTTTTGTAACGCCGCTCGATGTAGCCCTGCCGCTGGATGGACGCGTAAGGCTCATCCACCAGCTCCTTCCTACGCACGCGCACGCGCCACCCTCGCGCCTTCGCATCGGTGAACATCGGGCCTTTGAAGGCGTTTCGGCCACCGCGCGCACGCAGCGCCCAGAAGCCGCGAAACAGCTTGATGTTCAGGTCGAGCCCCTTCTTCGCGACGACCTCCTCGGCCGTCAGCTTCGAGAGCTTCATGTAAAGGGCCAGCTCGTCGTTCAGCCGCCCGATGTCCTCCTCCACGGAGACCTCGAACCTCGGCGAGATTTGACCGAACGTGCTCATGCGCGCTTCACGGTGACGACGACCGTCGGGTCGGTCGGATCGTCGGCCTCGATTTCCTTGATGGAGAGCTTGCCCGTGCCGTAGTCGAACGCCTCGCCCACCTTGGGCCAGAGGGGCAGGGCGTCGAGGGCCGCGCGGGCGATGAGGAGGCGCAGCCGCTTGGGCGGAGGCCCGAGCGTGGTATCGGTGCGCAGCGGGTCGCCGTCGCCCTGGTCGAGCACGCCGACGAGGGCCGCGCCCTTGAACGTCAGCGCGTCCTCCGTGCCCGCCTCGGCGGCGAGTTCGGCAAAGCCGTTGGCCAGTTCTTGCTCAAAAAGGTTCATGGTGGAGGGGGTGAAACAAAAAGCCCCGCCCGCCTGTAAAAGACGAGCGGGGCTCCGGGTGATGGAACGACCAAGTTGCCAGCCAACCGAAAGGGATCAGAACAACGGCGCGAGCGTGGCGCTCACGGCGGTATTGTCGCCCGCCGTGGCGGAGGCGGCGATGTTGACGCGGACGTAACGACGGGCGCTCGCGGGGAGATTCACGTCGCGCACGGCGGCAGCGGCACCGACACCGCCCCCGCCCGTGATGACGAGCGTGGCGAGTTCAGGGATCGCCGCAAACGAGCTGTTGTCGGCGGAGTCCTGAAAGGTGACGGTGATGGTCTGCGCGTTGGCGAGTAGGGGCGTGGCGGGAACGCTCACCCGCAGCTCCATCGCCTCCGGCGCGGGAGGCGTGCCGAAGTCGATGGAGGCCGAGTTGACGTTGGTGTTCTGCGCGGGCAGCGCGCGGGTGACGAGTTTTTCGGAGTCGATGAGAACGCGATTCATGGCGAGGAGGAGGGAGGAGGTTGCGGTTGGCTATGCCCGATCAGGAAGATCAGACCTCGGTGTCGGAAATGCTGTCGGTTACGACGATGGGGATGCCGTTCGACTCGGTGGGCTGAGGGGCGAAGATCGAGCCACCTATGCCCTGACGGTTGGTGGTGGCGGAGCGCGAACGCTGGAGCTGGTAGGCGCTCCGGCGGGTCATGAACAGCACGTCGGGGCGGTTGCCCACGGGCATCTTGGAAAGCAGCTCGGCGACGGCGGCGTCGGTCACGTGCTTGGTGGCGTCGTGCGCGGTGCCGCTGGCGTCGATCTGGCGGATGGCCCCGACCGAGTAGATTGAGTTCACCTGGAGGCCCATCCACATGGTGATGTCCGCCACGAAGGAGGGGATGCCCTTGCCGTCGGAGCCGTAGATCACCTGCTCCTTGAAGTCGGACATGGAGAGGGTCGAGCCCTGACCGAAGACGTAGCTGACATCCTGCGCGCCGAACTTGGCGGCGACGACCGAGCTGCGCACGTTGCCAGCGCCCGCGAGGTCGATGCGCAGACCGGCGGTGATGGAGTCCATCAGGCCGGGGAAGCCCTTGGCGTCGTTGGCCGCGCCGTAGAAGGTCTGCTTGCCGAGGTGGAGGAGACCGCCCCGGAGGCGGCTGGAGGCGGCGAGCGCCTGGAGGTCTTCGAGGGTGTCGCCCTGCGCCATGATAGCGGCCTTGTCCACGGTCACGAGGTCGCGGAAGAGGTAGCACGAGACCAGCTTGTTCTCGAAGTCGTCGGGGCTGGCGGCGGTGATGCCCTCGTTCACGTTGGCGAAGCGTCCACCGGTCACGTTCTTGCGCGTGACGGTCTGGAAGTTGATCCCGGCGATGATGCGGCCGGGGATGGTGTTCACCTCGGGGGCGACGACGCGGTTTTCCTCAATGAGGCCGACGGTGGCGTCGTTACCCTTGAGCTTGGTGAGTTCGAGCAGAGTGGCGTAGTTGGGCATGGCAGATGGGTTTTAAGGGTGGCGGTTGAAAGGGTGCGGAGATCAGTTGCCCGCGCGCTTCTTCGCGAAGAAGTCGGCGACGCGGTTAAGGCCGGTGGCGGCGGTGGGCTTGGTGCCCTGGGTGCCGGGTGCGTCGCCGCCGGTCGGGTCGGCGGAAAGGGGGGCGGGTTGCCCGACCTTGGCCATGATCGCGGTGGCGAGCTGGTCGGCGGTCTTGGCCTCGGCCTTGAGCTTGGCGTTCTCGGTGCTTAGGGCGTCGCGCTCGCCCTTCACGGTAACGACCTCAGCGCGAACGGTGACGACCTCGTTGCGGGCGGCGTCGCGCTCGCCCTCTGCGACGGACTTGGCGGTGACGGCCTCGTCACGCGCGGAGAGGGCGGCGACCTTGGCCTCGTTCGCGGTGGTCAACTCGGCGGTCAGGTTGCCCATCTTCGCTTCGAGTTCCTGAATCTGCTCGGGGAGAGTCTTCATGTTTTCTTACCCAAGTGCGCGGCTTCCACTCAGCGCCGCATCGCGCGCAGCGCGGAGGCGGTTTTGATGGCGCGGTCGAGCGACCCCACCTCGTCAATCAGACCCACGGAAAGCGCCTCGTCTCCGACGAAGGTCTGGCCGCGCATGGTGTCGTCCGCCACGCCGGGGCGGCGCGCCTTCACCGTGCGCTTGAACATCTCGCCGTGCGCGTTGGCCACCCGCTTGATTTGCGCCTCCTGCTCGGGCGTCAGCTTGGTTCCGGGGATGCCCGCGCCCTTGAACGTCGCGCCGTCGTTGGTGATGACCTTCCGCTCGATGCCCATCTGCTCGTAGGCTTTCGACACGTCGAGGAACGAGATCACCGTGCCGATGCTGCCCACCGTGGCGGAGCGCGTCGCGATCACCGCGTTTGCTTGGGAACCGACCTGGTAGGCCGCGCTCGCCATCACGCTATCCGTGAAGGCCACCACCGGCTTGCCGCCCCGCTCCGCGTAGGCGCGCACACGATCTGCCAGCTCGGGCGAGCCGTTCGCGGTGCCGCCCGGCGAGCCAAATTGAAGGACGAGCGCGTTTACACGCGGGTCGGTCATCGCGCGATCCATCGCCTCGCCGATTTCCTGCGTGCAGGTCATGCCGAGATACTTCTTTTCTGCCCGCGAAGGGCGCACGCACGTCATGCCGTTGACCGGCAGCACCGCCACCCCGCCATCCATCACGGAGTAATCGGGCTTTTCCGCCTTGTCCTCCTCGTCATCGAAGAAAAACGACTGCGGCGCGAGCCCCGCCAGCGCCTCAACGAGGGCGGCGTGGGCGGTCGCGGTCACAAGCCAAGGCTCAAAGGCGCGGTGAAGGGAGAGGGTTTTCATTTTTGGGCGGGTGTTGGAGGGTTGTTCGTGCCGGGTTGCCCCTGCGCCATGTTGGCGTTGGGCGTAGAGAGCTGGAGCATCTGCATGGCCTGCATCACCGGTATCCCGTGCTTTTTGGCTATGCGTCCGGCGCGTTCGAGGAGGTCGTCCACCTCGCGCTCCTTTTGGGAGCGTCCCTCCTGCCAGTCCATGCCGCGCCGTCCGAAGTGCTCGGCCTCCGTCATCAGGCCCATCTTCACGTCCTCGCGGTCGTTGTTGGCGTCGCGCCCGGCGTCCACCGTCAGCTCGGCGGGCCGCTGCCAGCGCACGCGCCACGCGTCTTTCACCGGGGCGAGGTCGCCGCGCTGGATCGCCGAGGAGATCACCCAGAACCACAGCCGGTTCAAAAGCATCGTCTCCATGAGGTCTTGCCGCTCGCGGAAACGCCGCTGCGCCTTCTCCAAAACGAAGCGTTGCGCGGTGCCGCCCAGCCGCTCCGGGTTCCAGATAAATTCATAGGGCACGCCAAGGCCGGTCGCCATGTCGCGGATCAGGTGGTCGAGAAAGCCCGTGAACGTCGGCGAGGGCCGGTTGCTCGTCCACGGCGTCATGTCCTCGTCGGTCGCGATGACCTTCGTTTCCCCGGCGCGAGACTCCGCGATGACGACTTTCTTGCCGTCCACCGTCACCTCTTCGTCCGTCCAGTCGGCGGGGTCGGCCTCGCCGCTTTTAGTCTTCAGAAGCGCCCACGTCTGCGCGTCCTTCTTCTGCCCCACCTTCTCGTAGTCGAGGATGTCCTTCCGGTCGTGGAGGGTGTTGATAGCGTGGTAAAGCGCGGTCACTCCGCGCACCATGTCGGCGCGCTCTCCGTCGAAAAGGAGGATGAAATCCGACGCCGGAACCTCGCGCGTCTGCTTCGCCCCGAACGCGTCAACCGTCACGATGCGATAGGCCAGCGGGCGACCGGCCACGTTTACACGCACTCCATCAAACCACTCCGAGCCGTCGCCCTGCGTGCCGCTCACGTCCGCGCCGTCGCCGATCCGGTGCGACTCGATCACCTGGAGCTGGGGAAAGCCGCTCTCCGTCTTCACGAACATGATCCCCACGTCGCCGTCGCGGTCGATGGCGATGGAGAGGATGCGCTGGAGCCGGTTGAAATGGTAGCGCCCGGTCACGTCCGCCACCTTGCACCACTCCCGCCAGTAGGCTTCCGCCGCGTCGTTCCACGCCTGATCCTCGGTCTGCGCCTGCGGGATAAGCCCCGAGCCGACCGAGTAGCGCGCGATGTCGTTGATCGAGCCGCGCGCAAAACCGTCGTTGCCGTAGAGGCTGCGGGCCTTCGCCAGCATCTTCACCCGCGACCAGCGCGGCACGTCGCGGCGCGAGTCCTGCGGGACGCTGCTGATGGTGGTGCGGTGGCGGGAGTCGCCCGATGCCTCGTGCAGCGTCGAGACGCTAAACCCGAGCATGCGGCCGAGACGTTGTGATAACTTCATGGGGTGGGCCTTGGTCGTTTAAACGCCGCCGCTTGGGACGGCGGAGAAGTCGGGCAGGATGCTGCGCACGCGCCGCCCGTAGGTTGTCGGGTTGGCCCGTTTCAGGGCCGCGTTGATCTCCAAAAGGTCGGTCGTCAGCTCGCCCAGCGTCATGTTCTGCTTGGCGAACGCCTTCCCTCCGCCGCTCACCGAGGCGAAGCGTTTGCCTTGGCGCGCGGCGGCGAGCTGCGCGAGCGCGTCGGTGCGCATCTGGAGCAAGGTCGCCTCCTGAAGCCCGTAGTAAATTCCGGTGATGCTGGCCATTCTACCCAAGGCCGCGCCTTCCACTGGCCCCACCAACCTACGCCTTCGCTTCCACCGGGGCCGCTGCCGCCTCCTCCGCGTCCGCGTCCTCCTCCATCCGCCCCACCTTCTTGGACATGATGGCCGAGGCCATAATCATACACTCGCAGTCGAAATAGTGATTATCCTTTCGCTTCCGTTTCCAGACGTAGCGCACCCGCCCGCGAGCGTCCGTCTCCTCCTCGCGCGCCTCCGCCGTGATCTGCTGCATGTATTCGCGCGGCGCGTCCGTCGGGATTGTCCAATCCTGCTCCACCCCCGACATGGCGAGGCCGAGGATGTCCTTCACGCCGGGGTTGCTCCACAGGTAGAGCTTTATCGGCCTCACCTTGCCCTGCATGGACGTTCCGATGGCCGGGTCTGCGTGCGAGAGCGACCACACGCGGCGGACGGTCTTCCTCACCTTTTCGCCCTTCTCCTCGACCTCGACCGCCGCCATGAAGTCCGCCCGGTCGTCGCCACGGAACGCCTTCCATTTGAACTTCAGGCACGCCTTGTAAACCCGCCCCGAGTCGTGGGCCGAGTCGATTACGGTGTTGATCGTCGGCACGCCGAGCGCCATGCGCAGCGCCTCCGCCTCCTCCTCCGCTCCGACCATGCCAAACGCCACCAGCCGGGAGTTCTGCCCGTCGGCGGCAAAGGCCCGGCACACGTAGCGGTAATGGTAGTGCGGTTTTTCCTGCACGTCGAAGGCGAGGAAAAGCGCGTCGCCCTCCTCGGTCGGCACCGTCAGCGAGCCGTCGCCGTTGCGCGTCGCCAGCACGTAATCCCGCTTTCGCTCCTCCAGGACGGAGAAGTCGTCAAACTCGCGCAGCCGATCCATCCACGGCTCGCCCAGCGTCTCCGTGACGAACTTCTTCAAGGGCTCGATGGCCTCCGGCCCGCCGAGCCTCAGCGTGCGGTCGGCGATGATCTTCTCCTCGACCACATCCCGCCAGCGAACGAGCGGCGGCAACATCGCGTTCCAATGCATCGACACCTTCGTCCTCGGCGCGGCCGGGTTGCCCGCGATCCAGTCGCCGACCGTGGCGATATGCTGCCGCGCGCGTGGTTCGTCCGGCATCAGGTGCCCGCACCCCGCGCACTCGTAGCGCAGCGCCTCCGCCAAGGTGTCGAACGACCACCGCTTGCCGTCAAACGCCCCCGGCACGTCGCGCCAATCGCACGCCTCCTCCTTCGCGCCTACCTTCCGGCACGCCCGCAGTTGCTTCAGGACGAGCGGCTGGAGGTGTCCGCACGCCGGGCAGTTGAAATTCCACTCCAGTTGATTGCCCTCCTTGAACGCGACGTGCATCGCGTCGTTCTCCTCCTTCGGCGTGGAGATCATCACCCGGCGCGAGTTCCAGAACGCGCGCACGCGCTTGGCCACGCCGTCCAGCGCCCCCGGCGGATACTCCGTCACCTCGTCCAGGAACAGCCACCGGATCGGCTTGGACTTCAGCTTGGACGGCGAGTTGGAGCCGTTGACGTAGATCGTCATCGTGCTGAACCGGATGGAGCCCAGCTTGACCTTGTGGCGCGCCTTGTCGCCGCCCATCTGGCTCAGGAGCTTTTTCGCCACCGGCCCGCACATCTCGATCATCGGCATCAGGCGATCCGTCACGAAGTCGTTGGCCTCGTCCTTCGCCGCCTGCACCCACATGGCCGGGCCGGGGTCGTTCTCCACCGCCCACAAAAGCAGGATGATGATCGTGAGCGTCTTCGCCGACTGCGCCGAGCACATCACCGCGATGTCCTTCACCGTGTTGTCGGGGAAGGTCTCCATCAACTTCTTCACGAACGGCGAGTTCTCCAGGTGCCATTTCCCCGGATGCGGCGAGTCCTTGCCGAGCCGGACGTGTTTGCCCGCCCACACATGCGGCGGCGTGCGGTCGATGGGCCGCATGCAGTCCGCGAAGACCTCGAACAACGCCCTACGCGTCGGGCTCATCGTCCGCCTCCTCGCTCGCCGCCACACCGCGCCGCTTCCGCTGCTTCTGCACCTTCCCCAGCCAGTTCAACAAGCCTTCCAGCACGCGATCCATCGCCGCGTTGTAGGTCTTCACGCCCTCGTCCACGTCCTTGGCCACCATGATGAGCTTCACCGTGCCCGACGCCTCGCCGTAGAGATTGCCGCGCAGCTCCGTCGCCACGTCCGCCGCCGCCGCGATGATCTCGCTCCGGTCCAACAACTCGCCCCGGCGCTCCGCGTTGTCCAGCTCCAGGCGCTCGTTCACGAGGAGGAGCCGCTTTGCGTTTAAACGCGGCAACTCGTCTTCGAGTTCGTCGCCACCGACGCCGCCCGCGCGCCCGGTCTCGCGCATCCACCGCTTCCATTCGAGCACGGGCCAGCGCCCATCCGGTCGGGCCTTGGGCGGGCCGTTCCGGCGCAGCTTGATGTAGCGGTCGAGCTGCATGCGCGAGATCCCCAGCGTCTTCGCCAGATCGACCTTCGTCTCCACGAACGCCCGCGCCTCCTCCAGCGGCTCCTCGTTCGCCGCCGCCTGGATCAACGCCAGCTCCGCCTTCGTCAGGGTTTTCTTCGCCTTCAGCTTCTCCACCACGTTGCCCACGTTCGCGCGCAGGAGCTTGTCCGCCTGCTCGCGCGTGAGCATGGGCGGGGTCTTGGCGGCGGGGGCCGGGGTGGGCGGTGGGGGTTTACGAGCCATCGCGCATCACCTTTCCGAGCGCCGCCGTCATGGCCGCGCCCTCGACGAACCGCTCGCCAGCCTTCAGCCCGCACCACGCCAGAAACCGCTCGCGCTGCGCCTTCGACTCGAACACCAGCACGGCGTAGTGGTCGCCGCCCTCCGTCCGGTCGCTCTGCTCGCGGTGCTCCTTCCGCGCCTCCTTCATCTCCCGGATCGTCTCGATGTCCGCCGCCGCCTTCTCGTTCTTGTCCGCGAACAGCCCCCCGAGGTCGGAGTCGTCAAAAATCACCTCGATGTCCGCCACGTCAAAGCCCAGCGCCTCCGGGGCGTCGGTAAAGTCCTTCACTATCTCCGCCAGCTTCGCCTCGTCCCACTCCCCCATCGCTCCGGTGTTGTTGAGGAAGACGTTCAACGCCTTTTCCTCGCGCTCCGAGAGCGCCACCGCCGCCACGGTCAGCTCGTAGTCGTCCCGCTGCTCCAGCTCGTCCAGGATCGAAAGGCGCTGATGGCCGCTCACGAGGTTGCCCGTGGTCGTGTTCCAGACCAACGGCTCCACCAGCCCCGTCGTCTTCATCTTTTTGCGCAGCCGCTTCCGCTGCTCGTCGCCGAGGATGCGCGGGTTGTAGGGCGCGCCCTTCACCTCGCGCCGCGAGACCACGCGGGCCTCGAACGTCTGGTGTCGGGTCGCCGCCGCTCCTTTTTCGGGTGTCGGTTTTTTCATGGCTTCGCCTCCTCAAATCCCCGCCGCTTAAAGTGCTTCGCCGCGTCCACGAAACACGAGTCCAACGACGCCCCGATGAAGCGCATGAACGCGTCCGTTTCCGCCGCGTCGCGAAACACGACTACGACCTGTGTCCCGTCCTGCGTCTCGCGCGGCACCGTGTCGCCACCTTCGCCGCCGCTCTCCTCCTCCTCGCCGCCCTCGCCACCGGCACCGCTCGCGCCGGGCAGGAAATCAATCTCCCCCGCCACGAAACCGAGGTCGGCCAGCGCGTCGTCCGGAAACTCCTTCGCGATCTCCGCCAGCGCCTTCACGTCCCAATCGCCTTGCGACGCCTGATTATTGAGAAAGACGTTCAGCGCCCGCTCCTCGCGCTCGTCCACGTCCACGACCGAGACGCGCAGCCGGTAATCCTGCCGCCCCTCCAACTCGTCCAGGATTCCGAGCCGCTGGTGTCCGCCGACGAGGTTGCCCGTCCGCCGGTTCCAGACTAGCGGCGTCACCAGACCCACCTTCTCGATCTTCGCCTTCAGCCGCGCGCGCGCGTCGTCCGTGATCCGGCGCGGGTTGTAGGGCGCGCCTTGCAACACCTCGCGCCCCACCTCCTCCACGACGAAGGACTGGAAACGCGTCAGCCTGCTTTTCGGTGCCACCTTAACCTTGCCCATAAAAATCCTCCCGTGCGATTGCCGCCTCGATCTGTGGAAACTGCGCCACGATCTTCTTAAAATCCTCCGGGAAATGCTCGCGCACCCCGCGCAGCTCCGCCGGTTCCATCGGGCCAAACGAGTGCCCCCAGAGCTGGTAATCCACCGGCATCGGCAAACGCCGGTGCCGCATGTAGGCGAAGATCGCCTTGTCCGAGAAATCGCCGACCGGATACATCCGCCGCCCCTTCACGTCCACGCCACCGCACGCCGAGATCATCCCGCGCCGTTCTAGGCTGTCGTTTTTCTTCTGACCGTAGGCGACCCACGTCACGCCGTGCTTCTCGCGCAGCCACGTTTCCACCTCCACGATGGTCAACGCCTCCGCCTCCGCGCTGATTCGCGAGCCCGGCCGGTAATAGTTCACCTGGTAGGCCGTGCTCATGTTCCAATGCGGAAACCTCAGCACCTCGATCCCATACCGCTTCTCCGCCTGCCGGATGTAGGACTCCTGAAACGAGAGCCCCGGCACGTTATACATGAAGAACGCCGTGACGTGCTTGAAATGCCGCGCGCACAGGTCGAGCGACACGATGGAGTCCTTGCCCGTCGAAAAGCCCACCGCCACGCGGTCGGTTACTTTCGCTGCCCGCTTCACGATGTCGGTGAGCATGGCTTTCGGCGGCTGGGTTTGGTCGTTCCTCTTCTGAACTGGATGCAGGGGCGGAGAATCGAACCCGCTTCCTCCGGTTTATGAGACCGGCGATCTACCACTGATCTACCCTGCAAAAGGGTGTCGAGCCGCAGCCCTTAGCCGTTGCTGGCTCGGGACTGTTTGGCGACGTTGCGACGGGTGCCCCGGCGGAACGTGGTGCGAGCGGCCTTGCGGGCGGCGTCGCGTTTCTTGGGAGTGATTTTAGCGGTAGCGCGGGCCATGATGGGTGTCCTTTTTTAGGTTGGGTGGGAGTGGAGTTCTACACCCAAGGCCGCGCCTTCCACTCACCACCCCGCCGGGTCAGCCGGTCAGACCTTGAAAAAGCCTAGCGCGCCCTTGCACGGCGTGAACGGCAGGGGCCGGGCGTTCGCCAGCACGAAGCCGTAGGGGCCGAAAAACCACGGCGAGGGATGCGCCACCACGCAGTCCACGATGTCCGCCACGCCGACGATGCCGCCCATCGGGGCCAGCGCCGAGCCTACGCCCAGCAGCTCGTCCGGGAACGCGCTGCCGCCCAGCACCGACGGCCAAAACGCCTCCTCGCCCTCGAACGAATCCGCCGGGCGCGTGCCTGCATGGATCAGGACCGGGCCGCGCCTGGTAGTTGGCCAAGATCGGTTTTCAACCGGTTTCAGGCCGTGAACGATGAACGCGCACCACGGCTGACGGATGGACAGGGCAACGCCGGGCAGGCCGGGGAAGGCCGCGCGCAGGGCGGCGAGGTCGGGCAAGGGGGGGCGGGGGGCGGGAAGGTGTGCCAGGAAGGCGGAGGCCGGGGCGGTCATTTATCCGGCCATCCTACGCCGCCGGGGCCGGGAAAACACGGAAAACCGGCCACGTTTACACGCTCCGCCGCGTCTTTTTTCAGAGTGGAAAGACCGTTTAAACGTAGATTTTCCTTTACCTGCGCATTAAATGCGCACACAACTTGAACCACAACGACCAAGCCGCATGTCCACCACCTCAAAAAAACCACACCTTAACCACCTCGCGCCGTCCGCCGGGGCGTCGCTCTCTAAGGCGCAGGCATTTGCCTTCATTGACGCCTATTTTCAGGAAGGACAATGCGACATCTCGTTTGACGTGTCCGCCGACGACGTTCGCCGCCACGTTGCGGACGACCTCGCCAAGGCGTCCGCCGCCGTTGACGTGTCGGGCCGGGCGCTTCGCCTCGCCGACGACGCCGCGCGCCTCGCTCAAAAGGCCGTAACCTTGGCGGAGGCGAAAACCGCCGCCGCCTCCGTTTCCATCGTGGAAATCCGCCGCGAAGGAAAGACCGTCGCCAAGATCGAGGGCGCGCACCGCGAGTTTTCCACGCTGTTGGACGTTCTCGCCTGCGGGTTGCACGCCTTCCTCGCCGGTCCGGCGGGTTCCGGCAAAACGACCGCCGCGCGCGAATGCGCCAAGGCGCTTGGCCTTCCGTTTTTCTTTACCGGCGCGGTTGCAAACGAGTTTAAGCTGACCGGCTTCCGCGACGCGCAAGGCAACTATGCGAAAACGCCTTTTCGCCTGTGGTGCGAGCAAGGCGGGATTTTCCTATGGGATGAAATTGACGCGTCAGACGCGCGGGCGCTCCTAAGTTTTAACGCCGCGCTGGCAAATGGCGTCATGGAGTTTCCAGACGGCGAAACCGTCACCTTGCATCCGACGTGCCGCGCCGTCGCCGCCGCGAATACCTACGGCGGCGGAGCTGACCGGGTTTATGTTGGCCGCAACCAACTAGACGCCGCTTCTCTGGACCGCTTCGCCTTCATTGCTTGGGATTATGACGAAAACTTAGAAGCGCGGATCGCCGGGAATGCGGACTGGACGCGCCACGTCCAAGCCGTCCGCCGCGCCGTGGAGTCTCTGAAAATTCGCGCCGTCGTCTCTCCTCGCGCGTCCATTTTTGGGGCCAAACTTTTGGCGCAGGGCATGAACCGCGCGAAGGTTGAAACGCTCACCATTTGGAAAGGCATGGACGCCGCCACCGTCGCCAAGATAGCCGCCACCGTCCGCCACGTTTAAACGCCATGTCACTTTTCCAATTCGACACCTTAGAGGAATTGATCGCGCGCGCCGAGACTACGCCGGGCGCGTCGGTTGAATGGCCTTCACACAAGACCGGGCCGGAACGCCTGAAATTTGCCGGAACCAAGACCTTTGCGGATGCCGTCCGCGTCGCTCGCGAAGGTTGGCCGGAAGGCCGCGCAGCCGTGGAGGCCGCGCGCGCTCACTTTGAATACGTCACCGGGTCGCGCGTCCGCCGCGCCGTAACCGTGGAGGCGTTCGCCGGGTTCGCGCCTGACGTTCCGGCATTCCTCGCGGGCGCGCCTGATTGCATGCTCGCAAGGGAGGACGTGGAGGCGGAGGCGTCGGGCAAGATCGTCCGCCTCGTCGTCCAAGGGTCAACGTCCGCCGCCATACCGGCCGCGCAGATCGTCGCGCGGGGCGCTTTGATCGTCGCTCTTGTCGATTGCTTGGAAGCGGCGGGGCGTTCCGTGGAAGTGTCCGTATCCTTCGCCGTCTCGCACGACGGAGACCGTTCGGAAACCGTTTTTTGCGCCAAGCGCGCGGGCGAGCCTGTAGAAATTGACCGCCTTGCCTTCGTTCTCGCGCATCCGTCCATGCAGCGCCGCCTTGCCTTCGCCTGTTGGGAATCGGATGCGCCCTATATCGTCAAAGCGGGCCTGTCCTACGGCTACGTTTCCGACGCAGCCGACCGGGGCGACCTCTACATTCCCGGCTCAGACAGCCGCATCATCACCGACGGCGACGCCGTAGCTTGGTTCCGCCGCCAGCTCGCCGCCCTAGGCATCACTTTTGACGCGTGAGGCATTGCCTCGCCGTCACCAACCGAAAAACGACCAAAAAAACCGCCATGCCTGCAAAAACCGCCACGAAAACCGACACCGAAACCGAGCGCCTGCGCTCCCTCATCCGCGAACTCCTCGCCGAGGATAACGACATCGAGCTAACCATCCCTGACGAGGAAATCGCGCGAATCGTCGCCAAGGAAACCGCGCCTCTGCTCGCGCGCATCGCCGCGCTGGAGGCGTCCGCCGCCGCCGCCAAGGCCGCGCCGGTCAAACCGACCGCCGCCACCGCCACCACCGCCGCGCGCGTCACCATCGCGCCAAAGGCCGAGCGTCTGGACGTGCTCCGCGCCTCCGCCGCCAAGATTAAAGCCAAGGCGGAGGACGCCGATGCGCGCGCCGAGCGCCGCGCGGAACGGAGGAACGCATAATGACCGCCGCCGCCTTCATTTTCGCCGCGCTCTGTATCGCCGCCATGATCGCCGCCGCCTTCGCGCGCCGGGGGGAGGGTTGCGAATGATCGCCACCGCCGACACCTCCGCGCTTATCGGACCGGCGGGCGACCTCGCCGCCGTCCTCGCCGCCAAGGCCACGCGCGCCAAGCGCGCCGCCTCCGCGCCGGTCAAACTCCTCCTCTACGGGGTGCCGGGGGTGGGCAAGTCACACCTCGCCGCCGCCCTCGCTCGCGACCTTTCCGGCCATCACCTCGCCGTTGAACACGTCAACGGAAAGGACGTAACGATTGAACTCGTCCGGGAGTGGTGCCAGGAACTCGCCTACTCGGGTTCCCTCTTCGCCGACTGGACCGTCAAGCTGGTGGACGAGCTGGACCAATGCAGCCGGGACGCGCAAACGCTCCTCCTCACCTACCTTGACCGCCTGCCCGCCTGCCGCGCCTTCATCGCGACGAGCAACCTCCAGCTCGACCTCCTCCAGGAGCGTTTCCATACCCGCCTCCAGCAATTCCGGGTAGAGCCGCCGTCAACCGACGACCTCGCCGCGCACCTCCGCGCGCTGCATCCGCGCCTGCCGCAAGGCATCGCCGCCCAACTCGCCGTTGGTTCCGGCGGCAACGTCCGCGCCGCCATGCTGGACGCGGAAAGCTACCTTGACGCGCAGGCCGCGCGCTCCGCGAAGGGAGGCCGCAAATGAGCGAGCCGCAACACACGCCGGGGCCGTGGAAAGATAACGGATACATGCAGGTTGTTTCTCCCTTAATGGCTACCGTCGCGACGACCGGCTGCACCGACTCCACGCCCATAAAAGAACAGTTGGCCAACGCTCGCCTGATCGCCGCCGCGCCTGACCTCCTGGACGCGCTCCGCCGCCTTCACCGCCTATCCGGCCAACTCATCGACGAGCCCTCGGCGCGCATCGCCAAGGCTCTTGCCTCCTCCGCCATCTACAAAGCCACCGCCACCAACACACCGACCAAATGAAAGCCAACGCCTTCCTCGAAATCATCGCCCTCATGCGTGCCGCCAAGTGCGACACCATCAAAATCCTCAACGAGCCATTCATGCCCTTGTGCGTGGAGTTCATCGGCAACTACGGGCCATCCGGCACGGGCAACGAATGCGTTTCGTTCTGCCACTACGGCGAGCAAAACGGCGACGCCATGCGAGATCCTGAAGTCATCTTTGAGATCGTGCCCAAAGACGGCGAAAACTACCTCTTCGCCTACAACTACCGCAACGACTACGCCGGATTCGAGTCCGACGTTTTCGCAAACGACACCCTCGACCGCGCTCTCGCCAACGAGATCAACGCCTTCGCCCTCCTGTGGGCCGAAAACCTCACCGAACAGGGCTTCGTCACCGCCACGCGCGACCAGCTCGCCGCGCCTGCCATCGCCACCGAAACCGCCACGGCCTCCGCCGCCTCCTCCAATGGTTAAACTCACCGTCACACCTCGCAAACGCCGCGCCTCCTCTGATCCTACGGGCGAGCCACCGCCGCCACCGCCGCGCGGCATTGTGCCGCCGTCCGCGTCCGCCTCGCTCCTCAACCGCGAAAGCTACCTGATCGCCGCCATCGACCGCATCCGCCCGCTTTTCCAAGCCGCCGGGCTGGACGTGCCGCCGGTTCGCGTCTCGGTCGGTTGGCCGGGAGGCCGGGGCGGCAAAAACAAGATCGGCTCCTGCTGGCCCCGCGCCGCCTCCAAGGACGGGACGTTTCAGGTCTTCGTCTCGCCGGTCGTGGACGACACGCACCAAGCCCTTGGGGTGCTCGTGCATGAACTCTGCCACGCCTGCACCGATTGCAGCGGCCACGGGGCCGACTTCTCCAAGCTCGCGCGGGCCGTCGGCCTGGAGGGCAAGCTGACCGCCACCTACCCAAGCCAGACGCTACTCGACCGTTTAAACGGCTTCGTGATCGAGCCGATGGGCACCTACCCGCACTCGGCGATTGTGCCGGAGGAGAGCGGCGAGAAAAAGCAGGGCACGCGCATGGTAAAATGCGTGTGCGAGGAATCCGGCTACACCTGCCGGACGACGCGCTCCTGGCTCGACCAATACGGCGCTCCGATCTCGCCCAAGACCAAACGCCCCATGACCGTCATCGAGCCGGAGCCGACCGGCGGAGAGGAGTCCGCATGAGCCACCGCTACACAGTCATAACCGATCCGAGCGGATGCCGCATAGTCGAAGGCGAATCCATACCGATGGGCGACGCCGGGGCGCTGCTCACCGCATGGGCGGAGCGCGGCGATGAGTCCGACCCTGTGGTCTGCGACATGCGCCTGCCGAAGATCCTGACTGCGCGCTCGGCATCCAAGGTTGTCCTTGTTGTTGGCCGCAAATCCGAACTCGACGCCCTCGCCGGGCGGATAGGGGGTGTCGAATGAGTGCCATTCCAGACCTAACCGGAAAGCCTGTGACGCTCGTCTGCACCATCGTTGACGCGGCGGCATGGGGTGCCGAAAACCCCTTCCGCTGGCCGGACTTCCACGGCCTGCACCTCTACCGCATCGCCGCCTTCGATGCGCTCGACCGCCTGGACGAGTGCGACGCACGCAGGGAGCATGACGAGGACACCGGAACCAAGCAAACCGAGTTGGCTCTTGCTGCGTGCCGCTCGATCCTCTTCGCCGCCAAAAACGCTGTTCGCCACCGGGGCGAATATAGTCTGACCGACCTCCGCGCCGCCGAAGCCCTAGCCGCTCAGGCGCTCGGCAACTCTAACGTCGCAGTGAGGGAGCCGGAGGACAGCCCTCGGCACTCCCTGTGACGCGCATACGGCTTCCCTCCAGTGCATTGTTAGCCGCTTTTTTCCTATGGATACCGAAACAACCAAAATCGAAGTCACCGAAAAAGACATCGGGGACGTAGTAACCGCGCTTCACCGGAGTTTTTCCGATGAGCTATACGCAACGCCGCCCGACGGTCTGGACCGCTACTGGTTCTTTCGTTGGGACGCCACGAAGTCCGCCGAGTGGAATACCTACCAATTTCACGATCTCGTGAAACTCTACGGGGCGCAGTGCCGCCGATGGGAGGAGCACCACCACGGGATTTGCTGCGTCGTCGAGCGGGTGCGCGACAAATACCTTATGCCCAAGATACGTGAGTTTCTGTCTGCTCTGGCTAACGCACAAGTTCAGAGACGCCCAGCCTCTGAGCCCAGCACAACCTGTGACGATCATGGGCGTTCTCTGTAACGCCTGGTTAGCCTCCGATTTTTAACCCACCGAAAAACATGAAT